ATTTGCTGAAGATAAAAAAATAGAGTAAGTTATTTTAAAAACCTACTCTTTAGTATTCATATATTTTTCTTTAATCAGTAATGCAATTTCATTAGATACAGTTCTCATATTTTCATTAGCTATTTTTTGAATAGCTTCTACTACTTCATTTTCTAATGTTATTACTACTCTTTTTTTACCTTCAGGTATTCGTGCAGTATTACCTTTTTTCTTAGTATTTTCACTCATATACAAACCTCCTAAGGCATTGATTTTACTAATTTAATCAAATTTATTATAGCATTGATTTACAAAAAATGCAATGAGATTGCAAATTGATGTTTCATCAAGTGCAAATCTATGTTATGCTAAGTTCATGAAATAAATCGAAAGGAGGTAGACACAATGGTAAAAGATATTTTCAAATCTCTTAATTCAATTCATAAAGATTCAAATCTAACATTAGAAGAAAAGCACCTATTAACAATTCTAATTAAATATCACAATGTAATTGATGGTTACAGTTATCCTACATATGAACTTCTGTTATCAGAGTGTTCTACCTCTAGGAGAAGTAAAATTTCTAAAATGATTAAAGGATTAAAAGAAAAAGGATATATTGAAGTGATTAAGGTTAAGGGGAATAAGAGCCATTACTACATCAAAAAACATTTATTCTTTATTGAAAAAATTGATTATGATAAAAAAGAAAATTCAACTAATGAAGATAATTTAGAAATTCCAGTTGAAGAAAAAGTTAAAACTAAAGATAATGCTATAAAGGCAATTATAGTAAGTGATTGTAAAGAATCGGGAGTGCAAATTACTATAGATGATGTTGAAGAAGTCAAAGTAAAGCAAAATCCTAATAATTCAAAGATAGCTAAAGCTTTTGAAAAATCAAAGACTTTTAAATTGTCGAAATGGTTATTAGATAGAGTAGCTTATATAGATGAAACAATAGTTGATATAGTTTTAGAAGAGAAGCCAAAAACTGCTAAGTTATTCTTAATCAAATGTATAGAGAAAACATTATTAGCTGGATTGGAATTAGCATCAATAATAAAGAACACTCTAAATTTCTACTCAAAGAAGGATATGGATTATGCTGGTGCAATGACTACTCAATATAGTAGTAAATTTTATATGACTTATGCACATAAACAATTAGGATTAATTTAAAATAAAAAAAGAAAGAGCATATCAATAGATATACCCAATCCCTAAGCAAGATAAAAGTAAATGGACAAGCTAGAAGAACTAAAATAAATAAATGTGTAATTTTACCTGAGTCACAATCATCATACTATAGTTTAGATAATCCTACTCCGTATCAGTTACTAATAGATATAGGTTCAAGAACAATAGGATGGTGTTGCTATGAAGATGGAAAAATGGTCAATAGTGGTACTGAAAGATTAGGAATATTTGATTTATACAATAATGACTATTGAAAATGCAAAAGGAAATGATTTTCGAGTTGAGGATATAGAAGGTCAGATTAAACGAGGTAGAATAGAAGTTGAAAGTAAAGTTTATAAGGAGTTTCTAATTTCAATATTAAATAGAATCAAGTCTAGTGTGAATATAAAGAACTATGATTGTATCTTTTTAGGGGGAGGCAGTATTGTATTAGACTCTATAATAAGAAACATACCAAATGTAGAAATACATCCTAATCCAGTTTATGCAAATGTTATTAGTTGTGAAGTGTTATGTAAAAAGGCTTGGAGGTAGTTATAGAGATTAGATTTAAACTTAATCCAAAGAATGAAAAAGACAAGATGATAATGGATGTGTTGGGTGGAGAATATTCTCCAACTGACACAATAAAGAACATATTATATAAAATTGGCACTGGTGGATATGGAGGGATTACAGTGTCATTTGGAGGAAGTGTTAATAATGTAAGCATAAACTCAAATAAACAATATGTTCCAACTGAATCAAAAATAAGTAATGAAAAGGAAGAAGATTTAACTTCAATATCTGACGATAATAGTAAAGCTTTGGATGAAGAAATGGCAAGTTTTTTTGTTGATTAGTTAGTTTGATATTAAAAGCCTTATTAGAATAATGGAAAAATATAAAATATTATGTTACAATTTATATATAAATATGAAAAAAGAGAGGATAAGGTGATAAAATGGATTTTTCAGATAAGTTAAAACAGTTCTCAAAGAGAGCCGAAGCTATAAAGGGGAATCTAGCTACAGAAGAAGCGACTAAAACTGCATTAATAATGCCATTCTTTACACTATTGGATTATGATGTTTTTAATCCATTAGAATTTATACCTGAGTTTGTTGCTGATGTTGGAACAAAGAAAGGTGAAAAAGTTGACTATGCAATAATGAAGGATGGTAAGCCAGTAATATTAGTTGAAGCCAAAGCAGTTGATGATACATTAACAAAGCATGATGCACAGTTATTTAGATATTTTACTGTTACTGAAGCTAAATTTGCAATTTTAACTAATGGAATAGTTTATAAGTTTTATACTGACTTAGAAGAAAAAAATAAAATGGATGAAAAGCCATTCTTAGAGATAAATATTTTAGATATGACAGATGCTCAAATGTCAGAATTAAAGAAGTTTACAAAAGATTCTTTTGACATAGACACTATATTCAATACTGCATCAGAGCTAAAATATACAAGCCTTATTAAAAGTCAGTTAACTAATCAATTAAACAATCCTAGTGATGATTTTGTAAGATTTTTAATAAATGATTTTTATAGTGGAGTTAAAACATCTAATGTAGTTGAAAGATTTAAGCCGATAGTCAAAAAGTCTTTCCAACAGTTTGTTAATGATTTTATGAATGATAAAATAAAAAGTATATTGGCAAACAATGAAGAAAAGCAAGATGAAGAAGTTGCTGAAGATATAGAAGCAGTAGTAGAAATTGATACAAAAGATGTTGAGGAAAGTAGAATAGTTACAACTGAAGAAGAGATTCAAGGTATTAATATAGTTAAAAGTATTTTAGCTGAGATTGTGCCTATAGAAGATATAACTTATAAAGATGTAGAAAGATATTGTGGAATACTTTATAAAAAAAATACTAGGAAATGGATTTGTAGATTATACTTTAACTCAAGTAAAAAGAGTATAACAATAGCAGATGAAAACAAAAAAGAAGTAAGATATTATATTGTTAACTTAAATGACATCTACAAATATAAAAATGAATTAGCAGAAGCTTTAAATAGATATTTAGAGAAAGTTGAAGTTTAATTTTAAATAGATTAGGAAGTTGGGAAACCAGCTTCTTTTTTATACAATAAATTTCAATTTTTGTTGGTAAATATATAAAAAATAATAAAAATATAGTATTTAATACATTTATATGGTAAAATGTAGACGGATAAATGGGGATTACTATCCTTATAAAAAAATCTATTTAAGTGTTGACTTAAGCACTACTTAGGATTTTTTTGAGTAAGGAGTGTATAAATTGGACAAAAAATATTATGTGTATGAATGGTTTAATGTAGTAACTGGAGAAGTCTTTTATGTTGGAAA